AATAGGGGACTGGAAGACAAATAAAAACAGGGTAAGAGGACAGGCGGTTCCATGGTTAGCATACTTAGATATATTCAAGAATTACTATGCGAACAAACAAGAAGAGCAGTACTACTGGATAGGCAAATTTGATAGAGCTTACAAAGTAGACGATACCAACATAGTATATTCGGCTATAACAGGAGAACCAGCAATAACATCAGGATATTTCCTAATAAAAGATGCTAATATAGACATAGTAGACTACACAATAGTACAATATATAAAAAACGGTAAAACTAAATATTATGAACCAAGCTATTTAAAAGCTCATTTTACCATAACACAGTCGGGGAAAGACATAAAATACACTAGAAAATCAGACGGTACAATAGTATACGGAAAACTAGGAGGATTCGCAACAGACACACGAAAAGGCCCAATAGCTAATGCGAAATTAACAGAATTAGACGAACTACGAGAAAAAATACTTGCAGCGGGCAAAAATCAAATTGAAATAGGCAAAACAACAAATTCATACTTCAGTAACGTACTAGGAGAAACCAACACTAAATGGAATCTGAAAGAAGCAGGATGCGGATTATTAATTAAAACATACCAAAGTGATATTTTCAACAATTGGATTAAGACAGAATGGGTAAGCGGAGAGAACGGAATCAGCGCAATAACAGCAATCAGCACAGCAGGAGATAAATTTACAATAGACCAGCTAAACTTGTCAAAGAAAGTGTATGATATGTTAAATAGAATTGCGGTGAGCGGAGGTACTTACCAAGATTGGGTCGAAACAGTGTACACATCTGAATGGAATATGCATACAGAAACACCCATGTACGAGGGTGGATTGTCAAGTGAAATAGAATTCCAAGAAGTTGTAAGTAATTCATCAACAGTCGACGAGCCATTAGGAACATTAGCAGGAAGAGGTATCAATACATCGAAAAAGGGAGGAAAACTTCATATAAAAGTAACAGAGCCTTGTTACATAATGGGAATAGCCAGTATTACACCTCGCGTAGATTATTGCCAAGGAAATGATTTTGACATATACTTTACAACGCTAAATGACCTGCACAAACCAGCGTTAGACGGTATAGGATATCAGGACTTATTAACCTGTAAAGCAGCAGGGTGGGTAACAGATAACGTTGCGTACGGCAAGACGGTGGCATGGGTAGACTACATGACCAACTTCAACAAAACTTACGGAACATTCGCTGAGAACGGTAATGAAGCATTCATGGTACTGAACAGAATATTTGAGCCAAAAGACGGAGATTTTACAAGTACAGAAATAGACAATACCAGTTATATAGATCCGAGTAAGTATAATTATATTTTCGCGGAAACATCAGCAGAAAGTCAAAATTTCTGGGTACAAATCGGATTCGGAATCGAAGCCAGAAGAGTAATGTCGGCAAAACAAATACCTAACTTATAATCAATAGAATATGAAAAGAACAAGATATATACCAAATTTCATGGGGTCTGTAGAATCATTCGAGGGCGAATCAATCGAAATCAAAGTATCAAAATTAATTGAAAACAACGAGCCAATCACGGACGGAGCACCGATAATTTATACAGAGAAAAAGGACGGAGTATTACCTCAATATGACATCAGGACAGACAAATGGGAAATAGCACAATCGGCTATGGATTTAGCTAACGCAAGTAAAATAGCCAAGAGTAAAGGAATGAAAAAGCCTGAAGAACCACAACAGAATGGAGAACCACAACAGAATGGAGAACCACAACAGAATGGGGAATGACGGCAAAGCACGTATGAGTATAAGGGACTTTTCAGAGTCCCTTACTTCTAACGAATCACACGGGTACGTGTGTACTCTTATATATGAACTAAGTTATTAACGCTTTTCAAAAAAGCTACGAAAATGGGAAAAATCGGAGAAGCACTAGGAAGTGCAGCACTAGGCGGCCTGACAGGAGGTGTAGGTGGACTAGTATCAGGAGCAATCGGAGGGCTAGGCTCACTAATGGGAATCGGCAGGCGAAAAGAGAAAAAAGCGCGAGAAGCCGAAGAAAGGGAGCATCAAAGACAGCTGGAATACATGGGCTTACAGGCTCAATATAACAAGGAGCAAGCGAAATATTCCACAGAACTCAGCAAGGAAATGTGGGATTATACCAACTATGAAAATCAAAAAAAACATCTGGAAGCGGCAGGACTGAATCCAGCACTACTATACGGTAGTAGTGGCGGTGGCGGTGGAAGTGCAGCAGGTGGAGGAAGTGCAGCAGGAGTAGGACTGCCAACATCGACAGGTGTAGGAATGGGCATCCAATGGGAACAGATGGAGGCTCAGAAAGAACTGGCTAAAGCAGAAGCAGCGAAAACCAACGCAGAAGCAGCTAAACTGATGACAACTGACACCGAAAATGTCGAATCAGAAACTGAAAAGAACAAACAAGAAATCGAAGAATCAAAAAAGAGAATAGAACACCTAACTAGTCAGATCCATAAGACTAATGAAGAAAGCAAGATTATAGAATTCAACAATTATCTGAACGAGCTACGAAAGGGCATTAAGTTACAAGGAGAAGTTAACGGCAAAACGGTATGGACTAAAGGGTTTGATGAAATTTTCAAGGAAAAAGAACTTCAAAGAATGTTAGCAGATTACGGAATATCACAGAAAGAATACCAAGAGGCAAAAAATGACAAGGAGGTGGCAATGAGGCTATCTGATGCTCTCGACGAGATTGCTAACGGAAAAATAGCGGTATTCGGCAAGATGGTAGAGGAAGCAAAGCAAGCCAAAAATGAAACAGCCAGACAGAAGTGGCAATTCGAACAGGATAAGGCATTCAGCGACCTGATTAATGAGCTAGGAGGTGAAGGCAAATACGGAAAATTACTAACAGGAATAATCAGTGCAATATTCAATAAGTGGCACGGATTCGGAAAATCCAAATAATAGAATTATGTGTCTATATACAAAATACATAACGAATAAAAAATACCAGCCAAATCGGAAAAATAACTTTAATGCGCCTGTTTGTGAAGACAGGCGTTTACTTTTAGTGCCGGCTAAATGTGGAAAATGCATAGAATGTCGCAAAGCGAGAAAAAGAGAGTGGGTAATCAGGCTGAACGAAGAGATTCGAAATAATCCTGAAAAGGCTACCTTCTGGACGCTAACAATAAGTAACGAGGACTACGAAAAATTGAAGAGTGACAGCAAAAAAAAAGACAGAGATAGTATATGTAAATTAGCAGTCAAAAGAATGCTGGAACGTATACGAAAGAAAACAAAAAAGTCGGTCAGACACTGGTTCATCACGGAACTAGGCGAGAATACAGGACGAATACACCTACACGGCATATGCTGGGGAAATCCTGATTTAATAAAGGATAACTGGAAGTACGGATTTGTATTTCAGGGAAATATGTGCAACGAAAAGACAGTGAATTACGTAGTGAAATATATGCTCAAAGAAAATCCAATAGACCGGAACTATATAGGTATTGTACTATGCAGCGCAGGGATAGGTAAAGGGTATGAACAAAGCTATAACAGCAAAAGAAATGCGTATAGGGAAAATAATACTAATGAATACTACAGATTACCAAATGGAATGGAACTACCATTGCCTGAGTACTACCGGAAAAAAATATACAGCGAAGAGGAACGAGAAAAACTGTGGATTGAGAAGCAGGAGAGAGGTTACAGATACATATGTGGCGAAAAGGTATCAATAGATGATGAAGAAGAATACAACAGCATTCTGAATTACTACCGTGAAAGAGCTAAAGAATTGTATAACGAAAACTATGACAGCTGGGAAAAGGAAAGGCACAAAAGGCAACTGGAAAAGCTCAAAGAATATCAGAAAGAACACAAAAGAGGCGGTTAATAACCGCTTTTTTTGTGTTGATAAGTGTGCAAAATCGGTTAATAAACATGTTGATAACTTGTGAATAAAAAAATAACTTTTTAACACTTTATTAAGATTTAATTTATATATAGAAAAAAGATTTATATTTCATAATTTAATAATAGAAAGTTATAAAAAGTTATTAACAGAGTTATGAACATGATAAATAGCTATATTTCAGGCTATTAACACGGTTATGAACAGTTTCAACAGGATATTATTATCATATATATTTCTGTTTATATAGAAGAATATAAAGATTATAATAATGGAGTTCCCCCTAAAGGGGTCGGGCTTTCCGGCTCAGACATATTGCTTCGCAATACTCGCCTTCAATCCCTAACTCGCTCTGCAGAATGCGCTACTATGTGTTTCTCAATCGGCGAAGCCTAGAATTTATATAGCGCGTGAATCAAAGATTAACGCACTATATAAATTTAACATTTTATTTTTGGTGCTTTCGGAAAAAATACAGTATTTTTGTAGCAAACAAAATTAAAGATATGGAAAGAATATACGAATTCAGCTTTATTCCGAAGTGGCTAGCTTACATGGTTAAGGACAAAACAGAAAGATTTTGGTATTTATATATAAAAAATAAAGAGGTAGGAATAGTCACAGAGTTTAGCAAAAGGTATTACCTCTACGACTACAATCAACTAGAAAATATATATGCAGGGGATAATATGCTAGAATTAAGTACAACAATTAAAAATGTATACAACTTATACAACAAAGTTCCACGTGAAACAACCTATTAATAAATGATATGAAAATAGAAGAAAAGTACAAAAAATTAATTCGTGAAATCACAATTGCAGTATTATCAGCTATCCTAACATGGTTAGGGGTGAGTTGTACTAACATGCTGAGCATTCAGAAAAATGTGAAAGGAAGCGGCATGAGTACAGAAAATAAAACAGACGGAAAAGTAAGTGCAGATAGCACAAGTATTAATTTATTTAACAAGGAGGACAAAAAATGAATGGAGATGAATTATTCAAAATCAGACCTATTAACGAAGAACAAAATGATTTTATCATCACAATAGGGCAACACTTAGCTACGGAACAGCATTTCAAAACCAGAGAAGAAGCGGAACAATACAGAGATACACCACAATGGGATACGATTCTCGCATTTGTAGCGGAAATGTTCGAAATTCACACACAAGTTAAACATAAAAAAGATAAAGAATGAGTATAACAAAATCAATCGGAAAGAACACCCTAGGAGGTGGCAATTCCATGCAGGTAGACCTGAAGACCTACAACAGAAGTACACACAATTTATCATACGCGTGGCGGAGTAGCATGGGAGTAGGAACACTAGTCCCATGTATGAAACTAGTGGGATTACCTGGAGATACATTTGACATTGATATAGATACGAAGGTACTGACACATCCAACAGTAGGACCGTTATTTGGGTCTTACAAATTACAGATTGATATCTTCACAGCACCAATCAGATTGTACAATGCAATGCTGCACAACAACGCATTGAATGTCGGGTTAGATATGAGTAAAGTTAAATTACCCGTATATTCCGCAACAATGACTAACAACGGAACTATCGAAGAATCAACAAAATTATGTTACTCATCAAGCTCAATATTATCATATTTAGGACAGAGAACAATAGGGGACTGGAAGACAAATAAAAACAGGGTAAGAGGACAGGCGGTTCCATGG